TTACTTTGTTTTTGTGAGCTTCCTCCAAAGAAGAAGTCGATTATAGTATTAACCTTAGCACTCATAGCTCCAAATATTGTAGAGATAAAACTAATCTCAAACTCACCTAAGTCTATGCTATCTGTTACAAAATACTGGAACATTACAAAGCTTATTCCAAAATACGCTACAGTAAATAATGTTGCTAAAACCTTTTGTATTATAGCGTCATCTTTGTATAATTCTCTAGCAGACTTTCTATCTTCCACTTCTTTAGCGAAAGCTTCACGTTCAGCTTCTAGTAAAATCTTCTGTAATTCTAACTTAACCTTTTCTCTTTCTTCGTCTGTAGTTATTATTTCATCGAGTATACCTTCGGCATTCTCAACTACTTTACCGAATAAACCACCAAGTATATTACCTATCATATTTACGTTTAATTATCTTAATAACTTCTTTTACTTGTGCCTGATTTCCAGGCATGTAAAGGTCGTAAAATAATTTGTTATCGACAAGGTATTTCTTGAATAGCTTCCATCTAAGATTAAAGGCTTCTGTTCTGAGACCCTTAACTTCTATTATCCATCCTTCCTTAATATTAACGAAGTCAGGAAGATAAGTAGCTGGTCTATTTTTTTTAACAGACTCCTTCATTATAATCCTACCTCTGCTCTTTTTCTTTTCAATACAGCTAGGTTCAAAGTTAAATGCAGGTATTAATTCAAACCTAACCTCTTCGTATTGAAATGGTATATTATTACTATTTAATTCGTTGTATGTAAAAAGTTCAAGCTTAGAACGGAACGTCTTCTTGCCCTTCTTCGTTACAGTCGCATTTCTTACCTTTTTGTTCATAGGTGTGGTAAAACATTTGGAAGTGGTCTCCGTACTCTCTTCTATCCAAGAGTACTAATTCACTTTGGTTATCATCTCCCCCCATTACGACTTTCAGTTCCTTTATGTTTTGTTTTATTAATTGTCTCAAGTCTTCACATCTTATCATGTAAAGTTGACCAGTATTTTTATAGTAATATATAAAATAATCTGCTATAGTATGAGATATTCCGCTTGGATTTCCTCTATATCTTATTTCTATAGCCATGTTTCCAGTGTCTCTCTCGTACACATCTGTCTTAACCTCGAAATAAGTATTGTTTTTAGTAGCTAGACTAGTAGCTGATATATCCCACCTATAATCATCATTATACTCTATGTTATAAACTCCGTACTCCTTCATCAAGAAGTTAGCTACATTCCACTCACCTTCGTTTCCAGTGTTTAAATCGTTTTTAAATTTAGTATACGTCATTGCTTATTCCTAATGATGTTTCTTTAATTGTTTCTATAATCACAATATCAACTTTAGCTATAGAAGATATACCAATTTTATTTCTTATCTTATTCATAATATATTGATTTGAATATATAGCATCCTTATCTTTCTCTACTGTTATAATATCTATAACCTTTTCGCTACTATTCTTTTCCCTTCTCGTTACTCCCAGATTGTTGGTCTTGGTCTTCCACCATCTCACTCTCAGCTCCAGTAGGTATATCTCTTTTCTCATAAAGCATATCATTTATATCATCATATATTGCCATGTATCCGTCAGTTAGTGCGTTTATCTTATCTAACTCCCTAATATATTGATTAGCTGTTTTGACTAATCTATTATACTTTAACTTTAAAGCATGTCTATGAGCTCCATTCATACCATTTATGGAGTCGCAGAACGCTCTAAGTAAAGCCAACATAATGTTAGCTCTTGCCATGTCTTCTTGAGACATAAATCCTTTTTCCATTTTACTCATAATTAATTTTTTTTATAATATATCAAATTATTTTTATAGTCCACAATATCCGCTATCACATTCATTAAAATCATCATCAAATAATTCAAACTGATTGAAGCTATTTTTAATATCATTATAAGTTATTTCTGTTTTAAATCTAGCATTTTGACTTTTATTTTGTTCTTCTTGCTTAACAAACCAATCAAACTGCTTTGGCGATTTATTACTCATATGTTTTAACATTACAACATTACGATGAAAACACCCAACACAATTATTTGCATAAGCAAATCTGACAGGTTTATCTTTCCAATAATTCTCTATATTATCTTTAAATATACCATCGTTAATTAGTGGGAATGTAGGCATTCTATATGGTATTGTTTTCCATTTGTTTCTACCACCATCAGACTTTTCCCAAGTTCCTTTCATATGTTCTACACCATCAATACATCTATCCAACATATTCTTTGCTCTGCTTTGCTCATTTGCTCTAAAGCCTATACGCATCTCAACAGGCTCTTGATTAAATTTATCTGCCCACCAATAAAATATAGGTTTTATCTTCATCTCAATAGTGCAAAACCTTTGAACTTTATTAGGTAAATATACTTTATCGCCTCTTTTTATTACTTCATCGAATGTTTTGCCACTTATCCAATCTATTTTTTGCCCTATGTATTGCTCTAAATCTAGCATTGTATAGATTATTGTATCTTGCTCTAAAGTTCCTATAAATTCTTTGCCTATCTTATCGCTAACAACTTGTCTTATTTTCTTATCGGGAAATAAGCAGTCTTTATCATCAGTCCTTACTAAAGAGAATACATTTGCATCAGCAGGATAATGCTTTGCTATATAACTTGATGTTTTACCACCACTTAAACTATTTACTGTTTTCATAATATATCAAACTGTTCCTTAGATGTTAGTAATTGGAATTTGTTTTTATAAACTTCCCACTTCTCTAACGCTTGCTCTTTAGTATCTGTTTCTTCAATATCACACCAATCATTACTATAACCATTCCATTCATAATCAGGATATTCTGTATCAAACATTTCGCATATTTGTTCTTCATCAAATCTATATCCTTCTTCATAGTCGGTTAAATAGAAATAATCTTCTTCACCGATTCTCTCTACTTCAATCCAATCTTCACCATCAAATTCTTGTATTATTTCAGCTAATACGTGCATTTGTGCAGATAACTCGATTTCTTCTCCGTCTTTTGTATCAAACATAAAGACTCCTTTTGTCATAATTTCGTGTAGAAACATCTCTCTTGTGTCTCCTTCTTTTGGTTTATTCATCTTTTAAATATTCTTTAATTCTACTTTCACTTAATTCTAGCTTTTCAGCTATATCCTTAACTGACATTCCTTGAAGTTTTAGAAATTGTGCTAATTTAGCCTTCTCTCTAGTATCCATCTTTATGATGTCAGTATATTCTTTCTTTTTACTATTCCAGTTTTTCATTTTATCTTTTCTTTAATTTTAAAATACTCTTGAAATTTAATTTTACTATACTCTTCTAATAATTTAGCCCAATATTCTATGTTGCCTTGATGAACATTTGGGAGACCTTTCTGTTTTAAAAATTCTTTTGCTTTCATTATCTTGGATAAAAACTATCTGATGGGCTTGAAGCCATTAATACTGAATAAGTATAGCTAACCTTATCTAATGGACAGCTATTACCCAAGTCAAGATACCTATTCGACCTCCTATCAAACTTCAAAAGTTGTTCACCAGGTATGCCAACTAGTTTTTGGAATTTCACCTTCTGAATATTGACTCTTACGGAAGTGTCAAAGGTATCTTGTGGGTTGTTTCTATGAATACACACTACATTATCAGCTTTGTTAAACCAGTTCTGAGAACCACTAATATCATAAGCTGTAGGCATTTTGTAATGTAATCCGCTTTCATCTTTGTCCATTTTTCTAGGATGTGCTATGATGATAAACTTTAGGTCATTGACCTGCTCAAATCTTCTAATCTTTGTCAAGCATTCTCCGATGTATGTAGTTTCATCCTTTCCTCTAAACTCATGGTCAAGTTGATTGAATGGGTCAAGTAAACAACCCTTAATGCCATAACGCATAACAAGATGCTTGAACTTTGACAATACATTATCAAGACTAAAATCATCTTCAGGATAAATAGCGTAGAAATGTTCATTAAGAAATTCTATAGCATTCTCATATTCATACTCTGTCATTCTTCTTTCTTTATCCATATCTGATGTATTACCTATATACATCTCAGCTAAAACATCAAATAAATCACCTACTGGATAATTCTCAGGAGAAAATACTCCCCACTTCCATCCGTAAAGAACAGATGCGTTTAACATTATCTGCATAGCCATCATAGTTTTACCTGAGCCTGGAACACCAGTCCAAACATCTAACTCTGATGTTCTTAGTTTATAATGATTGTCTAATATCTTATATCCAGTAGTAAGTCCTTTCTTCTTACCGTTGTGGAATACGTCAAGCATATATCCTTTT